GGGCCCCCCCAGCCGATACTGCTGGAGGTCGATGAGCGTCTGTACCAGTCCGGCATTCCAGCTCATGGTCGGCTCCTAGAGGACGTGGGCGACGACGACGTTGGTGTTGATCCCGTCGAGGCGGAAGCAGCCGTTGACCCGATCCATCGCGTAGTTGTCGTACATCCGCCAGACCGCCTCGAAGACGTCCTGGCCGGGGACCATGCGGAGCAGGTTGCCGTCGTCCTCGACCCACTCGCCTTCCGGGTTCGCGTAGCGCTTCGCGTGGTCCCAGTTGGCACCGAAGATCGTCGAGTACGGGCAGTCCCGGTCGACCTTGAAGGGCACGCCGCCGAACTCGATGTCGGTCGTGATCGCCTGCCCGGCGAAGCCGCCGTCGTGCTTGTTCGCGCCGCCGGTCGAGAGGTAGCGCCGGTTCGCGACGAGGAGCGCGAGGTACGCACGCCGGGTCGAGTGATGCGCCCAGAGCTCGGTCGGCATCTCCTCGCCGAGCTGCGAGGCGACGTCGAAGCCCTGCTGCATCGTGTCGAGGTTCAAGGCCCCGACCGCCGCGAAGACGTTCGCCTTCATCACCGGGTAGGCCGTCCGGTTCACGTTGAAGTAGTTGTTGACGAAGGTCCCGTCGTCGATCATGCCGAGGAGCCCCATCGGCTCCTTGTAGAGCGCGGAGTCGGCGAGGGTGAGGGCGTTCGGGTCCGGGAACCGGAAGATGAAGCCGTTGTCGGGGGCGCTCGTGGTGTCGAGCGCGACGTCGACCGTGACGCTCGTGCCCGCCGCGGCGATGCCGGTGATGGTCCGGACGCCTGTCAGCGCCGTGCCGGCGGCATTCGAGATGCCGATCAGCATGCCCTTCTGGAGGTAGCGGGCGCCGTTGACCGAGCCCGCGACGCCGCCGGGGCTGTCGACCGCGAGCGTCGTCGAGCTGATCGCGCCGTTCACGAGGGCCAAGACACCGCGCCCGTCGCCGAACATGATCCGGTTCTTGTCGCGGAGCACCGCGGCGCGGAGGCCGTCGTAGGCGTTCTGCAGCGCGCGTTCCCACGCGCCCTTGCTCGTCGACGACACCTTCATCACCTTGCCGGAGAGGTTCAGGCGGCCCCAGCCGGTCATCAGCGGGACCTTGAACTGGACGAACTCCTCGGCGCCCGCGACGGCGATCGGCCCGCGCTCCCGCCCGTAGGCGAAGCCCTGGTTCCGGCCGACGTGCAGCGGGTACTCGATGGTGTCGCGCCCCTGCCAGAGCATCATGTTGACTTTGTCGAAGCGCGTGACGAGGGCCTGGGTGGTGACCAGCTCCTCGATCAGCTTCGGGCCGAAGACGATCTTCAGCGCGGCAGCGTAGCTTGTGGTGTCGGTCTGCGGCATCGCGGCCCCTCGAGCCGATCGCTAATGCGACCAGCTGTAGATGTCGCCGAGCGTGCGGCTATCGAGGCCCGCGTTCTCGCGACGACGGAGTGTAGGATCAGTGGCGGTGGAGCGCTGCGGCGACGCCACGGGGGCGGTCGCGGGCGCGCGTCCAGCACGCGGGAGCTTCTGAGCGCGAGCAGCATGGTCGCGCAGGGTGGCCGCGTCGCGGCCGAGCAGGACGTGATTGATCCGGCGTTCCTCGATCGCCACCGCTTCCCGGATGGCGACGCGACGATCGGCGGGGGTCCCGAAGTAGAGGCGGTTCAGCTTCTGGTCGCGATTGAGATGACTCTCGATCGCGTCTTCCCAATCCTGCCGGGCGTTCCGGCCGGCGTCGGAGTCGTCGAAAGAGACGCCGACCTCTCCGAGCGCAGAGTCGAGATCGCGGTTCGCGGCCTCGGCGCGTTGCTCGCGGAGAAAGCGCGTCATCTCCGGCAGCTCGGCGAGCCCGTCGGCGACGTCGGGGTTGTAGCCTTCCGCCATCAGCTCGCGGAGTGCCCGGCCCCGTTGCGCGGCCTGCTGTCGCTCGGGGTCACGACTCTCGCGCTCGGCGCGCACACGATCGGCTTCCGAGCGGAAGCGACGCGTGAACTCGAGATCGCGACGGAGATCGTCTTGTGACTCGTACCCGAGGGTCTTCAGCCAGGCGTTCGGGTCGAAGGCGGGCGCAGCTGCCGCCGGGGGAGGCGCGGCAGCCGACGGTCCTGGGACCGGGGGCGTGGGTGCGGACGTGACGGCGGGCGCGGCTGCGGGCGTGGGAACGGCCGGAGCCTGGGTGGTGGCCGGGGCGAGACTGTCGAGCGTCACGTCATCGGGCATGCGCGCCCGATTACGCGAGTGCTATGCGGACTGTCAAGCCGGAGCGCACAGCGGGTGCGTCAGACACACGCCGGCGCCACGCACGGAACCCCCCTAGGCAACGCGCGTGACGCCGGGTGTACACGGCCGGAACGGACGCCCGGCCGCTGTCGAACGTGGATCTAGCCCTGGGGCGTGTTCGCGAGAACCGCGTCCTCGAGCTTCTGCGAGTCCGCCTTCAGCTCGTCGAGGGCCTGCTGGAGCTTCGCCGGGTCGCCGCCCGCCTGGTCGACGAGTCGCTGGACGAGAACCAGGACCGAGTCACCGATCGTGCTGTTGCGCCGAACCTCCGCGAGAAGATCGTCGATGAGTGCCATGTGTCGTGTCTCCATTCTGATGATCGTGGTGAGCAGCGTCCGCTGAAAGCGTTGCTCCCACTCGATCCGATCGAGTTGTGTGGGACGGGAGTGTCTCATGCCGGTAGTCTCGCAGAGCACTCCATGGTCGTCGCCCCCGTATACCTACGTGCGACGCAACTTGACAAGATTCGCCTGCACGATCGTCGTGATCGCCTCGACTTTTCCGGGCGGGAGGTCGACGGCATCGAGGGCCTTCGCGATCGCCGTGAGCACCGCGGCCTCATCCGCCTCGACCGTCGCGATACTCGCGACCGTCCGGTGCAGATGATGCAGCTCGGTCTCGACGCCGATCACGAGCGCGTGCAGCTCGGCGACCCGTGCGTGCAACTGCGAGAGCGACGCCGCGTGCTCACGGGCCCACCCCGGCGGCCAGACCTGTGCCCAGAAGCCCATCGCTACGCCTTCGCCAGGAAGTAGCGGACGAGGACCACGGCGGTCGTGTTGTTGACGAAGCGAATCAGGTCGATCACGTCGGCGGTGCTCGTGCTGTCGACGCCGACATTCGAGAAGCGGCGATAGGGGAAGCCGGCCCGGAGCTGTTCGAACCAGATCCGTTCGTCGGCGCCGTCGTTGCAGGTCAGCTCGAGCTGCCCCGCGAGCGCCGCGGTCGTGCCATCGCCGTCGAGGGCGTCGTCGGTCGGGTAGGCGCCGGCCATCGCGTAGAGGGTATCGAAGGCCGTGAGCGGCGAGGCGGATGCCTGCCAGAGCGTGACCGTCGTCGACGCCGCGACCTCGACCGCGAAGGGGCCGAGGGTCTGCGCAAGCGGGAGTGCGGGCACCGGGTCGCCGGCGGTCAGCTGCACGAGCTGGCCCCCGATCGTCCCCTCGTCGCGCCAGCGATAGCGGAGGCCCTCGACGCTCACCGTCGACGCTCCGCGAGGGCCTGACGATTGATCTCGACGATCGACTGATACTTCATCACAATCGCGCTTTCAGGAAGAGGATCAGGAACGGGCAGTATCCGCGCCCCGCGCTCCCAATACGCTCGCCATCGCATCGGCAGGATACGCCGCTCCCAGCGCTGACGTGCGGTCACGTGAGTCCGTACCCCGGCGTCGTCATGCTCCGCTGCTTTGCCTTCTCACGCTCGATGCCCTGAAGGTCCGCAAGCTGTCGCCCGCCGCCCGGCAAGCGATCCGCCGCCATGGAGAGCTGCACGTGTCGCTGCCAGTCTCCCGGTCGCTGCACACCATGGAACGACGGATTCGCGCCCGTGTAGCGGTTCGCCTCTTGCTCGGACGGGAGATTGACGAGCGCGTTGATGATTGGGTCGTCGTAGAAGTTGGCGTCCCCACCGCGCGGGCCAGGACCACCGCTGATCGCGTACTTCCCGCCGCCAATCGGTTGCCCACCGGCCTCGATGACCTTCTGGATGTCCTGCTCGTTCTGCGCGCCGCGTTGCTGCTCCTGGCGGCGCACGTTCGCCAGACCCACGGTGCTAGACCGCGACGACGGGATTGACCGACCACGCGGTCGCGACCGCATCCGCGCGGGCGTAGCCGGTGAGCGCCGCATCCGAGACCGCGACGCCGAGGTTCGCCGTGCCGCTCGTGCCGCGCACCGCCTGGAAGAGCGTGGTCGACTCGCGATCGAACATCGCCGCGATCACCTGCGCGCCGTTCGCCACCGAGGCATCGACGCCCCAGAAGGAGCCCCAGGTCATCGCGCCGCCGGTGATGACGGTCGCGCGCGTATCCGCCGCCGGGTTGCCGCTGATCGTGAGTCCCATCGTCGTCTCCTTCGTGCCGGGCTAAACGTAGACCCCGCTGATCTGTTCGAACGTCGCCCCGGCCTGGTACTTGAGCCACTGCGCGACGAGCGTCTTCTGCGTCGGCGTGAGGGCCAGATCGGCCTTCCACATCTGCACCGCGGCCCGCATCTGACTGCCCTGCTTCGTCGAGGCGAGAATCGTCGCGCTCATCGTCGGGTGGTTCGTCGTGCCTGCCATGACCGTCTCCTAGGCCGTCGGGGCGTCGGGGGTCAAGGGACCGAGTCCAGTCAGCGGAGAAACGGCCGGACGTGCTGCAATCCGCGCTCCATGTCGCGATGGCGCTCCATCTCGAACGCGTCCGCCTCCGGCGAGTCGCCTCGCATACCGGGCGGGAGCGGGACCGTCGACGCGGGATCACGCTGCGCCGACGCCTCCGCGCGCTCGTACTGCTCGCGGGTCGGCGGCCTCCCGTAGAGCAGGGCGTCGACCTCGATCTGATTGGGGACCAGCATCGGGAAGATCCGCTCGTCGTCACGGGCGTTCAGATGCGTCGACGCCTCGCCGTTCGGCTTCAGGAAGACCTTCCCGGTCGGGCCGGTCAGCGCCTGCGGGAGCCCGATCGCGCGGGCGTCCAGCTCTCGGTACAGCGGATTGACACTCGCGAGCGGCATCATCCTGGCCGGGCCGCGTCGGCGACCTGCTGGCCCCGTTGCTGCGCGCCGCCGGGGACCGGGCCGCCCTGCTGCATGCCCTGCTGCTGCCCCTCCGCGCGCGCCTGCCCGGCGTTCGGGCCGGTGCCACCGCCCCCGCCGCCACCTTGCGGCGGGCCGGGCGGTGCGGGCGGGGCGGGTTGCAGCGCTTGCTGCATCGCGTCGAGCTGCTGTTCGTAGAGGTGCTCGACGTAGTGCCCGTCCCGGAACGCCTGCCGGACCCAATCCGGGAGCTGCAAGAACTCTGGCGTCAGCATGAAATCGTTGTGGCGCATGAGGTGAAGCTCGTGATCGTCGAGCAACGCGTCGACCATGACCGGGAGCATCAGCTCTTCAGGGCTTGCCTGCGCCGCCGCCTCCGGATCGGCCCATTCTTCGGCCCACGCCACCAGCGTCATGTGCTCCCGCGCGATCTGATCGTCTTTCGACCGCATCTGCGGCATCAGTTCCGGGATACCGTACAGATTCAAGAGCCGGAACCGGACATCCGGGTTCATCAGGTCGATCAGGCCGAGGCTGATCGCCTGCTCGGCGGCGGCCTTCTTTTCGAGCGACGACTTCGGACGCGCGGAGCCTGACTCGACGCGGATGTCGACGCCGCCCTGGAGGTCGGCGCGTTGCAGCGCCCGGATCGCCCAGCGGTCGTTCTCGCCGCGGATCTTGATGTAGGTCGTCTCGGGGGCGTGGTTCCGGAAGAGGAGGAAGAGGTAGCTACCGAGCGTCGCATGCGAAACTTCGTAGTTCGAGTAGACGTGCGCGAAGCGGGCCTGTGCGCGCTCGGTCAGGATCTGCATCGCGTAGCCGCTCGACACGTTCGGCGGCCGATCCCCGCGGAACAGGTCATAGCAACCACTGATGTCCTCCATCTGTTTGTCCGTAAATTGCAGCCATTCCACGAACGAACTCGGGAGGCGGTTGCCTTCCATGCGCTCGGGCTTGGCGCCGCCGCTCCCGAGCGGGCTGTAGCGCATCACCCATCCTTCTTCGCCGCTCGGCGTCTGCACGTCCGTGCCTTCGGGAATCAACCAGATGCCGTTCGCCATCCGCTGGAAGTAGAGCTCGATCGCGGCCTCGCGGCGGTTCCGCTGGCGCTGGAGATCCTTCAGGTGATCGGCGGGGCCGGTGCAGACGTGCGTGCCGGGGACGTTGTCGTAGCCGTAGTGGACGACGGGGATGAAGGGGGCGCCGGGCTGCTCGGGGGTGCCTTTGTTCGCGACCTGGCCGAGCGGGAGCATCTCGACTTCGAGCTCCTCGCCGAGGAAGCGCTGATAGAAGCCCTCCGGGTACTCGGCGCAGGGCTTCACATACAGGATGTCGTCGAGGATCGCGTCCTGCCAGCGGATCGGGGCGCCGAAACCGATGCCGCCCGAGGTCGCGGAGCCGCCAGGGGCGAGGCGAATCAACGACTGCAGGAAGGTCATGCCGATGTCGGAGGTCGACGCCGCGGCGCCCAGGCCCTGAATCTGCGGCGCGAACTCGGGCCAGGTCGCCTCGCACCACATGCGCGGCCGGAGGCGCCGGATCATCACGATCGGCTGATCCTCCATGCGCGGGATCGCGTAATCGACCCAGGCCTCGAAGGGCGTGACGGCTTCGAGGAAGAGGGCGCCCTCCTGCACGGTGTCGGCGTCGGTCGTCGACGGGCGGAGCGGCTGCTGACACTCGGGACACTCGCCTTGTGCTTCTTGGGCCTCGAGCGCGGAGCCAGTGTAGCCACATTGGGCACACGCCCATTGCGGGACGCGGATCGTGCCGCCACCGGTCGGGTCGAGGCCGGTGTGCGCGTAGCCGTTGTTGCAGCAGACCAGGATCTTCGACAGCTCGCCCTTGAATCGATCGATCTCGACCTGTTGCGTGATGTAGTCGAGCGTCTTGATCCCGAGGTCGGCCGTCATCCGGTCGATGTCCTTGTCGGACCCCGGCATGCACGTGAGCGCGGGCTCGAGACGGCTCAGCGGCGCGTCGATGGCGTCGAGGATCGCCTTGAAGCGGTTCGTGACCGGCCGCGGCACGTCGCGACGGAGGTTCGCGCGCTGAAAGCCGCGGCCGTCCGCCATCGGCGTCAGCCACTGGAGGCCGATGTAGAAGAGGCAGTTTTCGAGCGTGTTCCGGAGGATCTCGTGCCGGCCGGCCTTCACCCGATCCATGAACCGCTGCCGAGTATCGCGGCGCTTCGCGAGGCCGGCGTCGTCTTCTTTTGACGGGCCGGGCTCCGCGACACCGGCGCTAGGCGGCAGCTGCGGCGTCAGGTACGCCATTCCGTCTCAGGCGCTTGCGGGGGCAACGGAGGCGTCCACCCCGGCGGCATCACGAGCATTGCCATCTGAATCGCCGACGCGGCCCGACAACCCTCGCAGTACGGGTCCTCGTTGGTGTACGCGCGGTGCGGACAGTGCCGAGTCTGGCACCCGGTGCAGTGACACGCCTGCACCCTCACGCGGCTCGTTCCTCGTCCTCGTCGGCGAGCATCAGGGAGGCCGCCCGCTCGGTCGTGAACATCCCCATCGGGTCGCCGAGCGGCACCGGGTCGAGCACGTTGCCCAGGCCATCGATCGGGTCCTTCGTGGTCCGACGCGGCGGCGCAGGGACCGGCGGCGGGGCGGCGACCGGCTGAATGCCTGCGACCGACCGCGTCAGCTCGGTCAGGAGCGCGTCGGCCCGTGCGGTCGCGGCCTCGAAAGCGCGGCGCCAGGTCGAATTCTCCTCGCGGAGCACGGCGACGGTACGCTCGAAGTCCTCGCGCGCCTCCGTCCGTCCACTGACCCGCGCCTCAACGGCGAGCGGCGTCAGCTCGTGCAGCGCCCGCGTATGCCCCGCCACGAACCCTTCGTGCCAGGCGCGTTGACGCCACGGACCATACGTCCCTGGAGGCTGAAGCATGCGGCGGCGTCTAGCATGGCGTTTGCCGTGCTGTCACGGGCTAGAGCTTGCCCAGGTGCCGCAACCACGCCACCGGGTCGGAGCCAAGATCGCGGATCGCGAGCCCCTGGTCCGTCAGAAACAGTTCGAAGTACCGGCCGGCATTCTCTGGCTTCAAGAAACGAAAGAAGTCCCCGGTGTAGACCTGCCCTTCGATCGTCACCGTATCCGCCGCATCGTCGCGTTCGATGGCTACGGGTGTGCGCATCGGTACCCCAGCGTCTCGCGTTCCCCGAGCACCCAGCGGAGCGCCGCCTCGGCAGCGTCGAGCTCGCGGAGATCCGACGAGGCATCCTGCACGCCATGATGATCGGCGATCCGCGCGCACTCGTCGCGGTAGGCGAGCATCGTCGTCCGTCGACGATCCAATGCGGCCACGGCCAGCATCGCCTCGTCACGACTCCGCATCTCCAACGTGGACGGGTACCGGACGTCAGGCATTCGCGCCCCCGGCGTTGAAGCCCTCGCCGAGCGAGAACATCGACGTATTCTGCTCCTTCTTCTTCCGCACCACATCCCAGGCCCAGCGGCTCGTCGGCTCGAGGCGGCTGACCTCGTCGTCCTCGGCGAAGCCGCGCAGCAGCGTCTGCCGCTCGTCGTCGGCGCCCTGGCCGGGGGCGTAGGCGACCTGGAGCATGGCGGAGAGGGCGTCCTTGGCGTCGTCGTGCTGTGAGGTGTCGCCGGCCAGCAGCTCGTCGATACAGGCGTCGATGTCCTCCTGAATCGCGGTCGGGGCCTCGGTGCGGAAGAGGAGGAAGCCCTCGGAGACCTTCGGGATGAGCCCGCGGATGCGCTCCTCCTTGGACGCCCGACCCCCGGCCCACTCGCCGAGGACGAAGTGCGGCTTGCCGCGGCGCCAGGCGTCGAGGAAGCCCTTGAAGATGTGGCGCTGCCCGGCGGTCGCTTCGATGTGGACCGACTTCGGGTGATAGTAGCCGACCAGCTCGAAGATGACGCGCACGAACTCGTCGTCGTTGTAGCGCCGGCGGCGGCAGTCGACGAGGTACCACATATTCTCGTCCGAGACCGCCACGACCGCGATGCCGACATAGTCCGAGTCCATGGTCGGCATGGCGCTCGGGTCGCGCGGGCCGTAGGTGCCGCGCCGGTCGCCGCCGATCGGGTCGACGGTGATGAAGACGTTGCACGCCTGGAGCGCGACCTTCTTGCCCTCGCGGCCGTCCTGGTTCTGCTCGACCAGCAGGTCGCCGCGACGGACGAAGGACCGGACCCACTCGCGCCGAAAGCCGATCGCGCCCTCGGCGCGCGGGCGGCACATGAACTGACAGTTCCAGAAGAAGGGGGTCTGCCGGGCGACGTCGCGGGCCTTCGCGACCGTCTTCTGCATGTCGGCCTTCCAGCGGTAGATCAGTTTGTCGTAGCTGAAGTGGCCGGGGTGGATGACGGGGCGACGGCCTTGCGGGGCGGTCGGATCGGGTTCCTCGAACATGGTCCGCCGACAGACGAGGGCAGCGGGATTGCGATCCTCCTCGCGGGCGGCCGGATCACCGAACCCCCACGGCGTGCAGGCCATCCGGCGCTTGCCGGTCTCGAAGCTGTCGAGGAGCGGATCGAGGTTGTCGAGGGTGCTGAAGAGCTTCGCCATCTGCTCGCGGTTTTCGAGCTTGCCGATCGCGTCGTCGACGTTCTCGGTCGTGAAGTGCGAGCCGGTGATCGTGGCCCCGACGCCGGTACACTCGATCGAGTGATCGCTGAAGGGCGTGTCGCGCGGGATCGTGAGCGCGTTCTCGGCCCACTTCTCGCGGGCGGCGCTGGTCGTCCGGAGCTCGGGGAAGCAATCGAGCAGGAAGGCCCCGCCGGCGCCGCGGCCTTCGAGCAGCATCCGGATCTCGCCGAACTTTTTCTTGGCGAGCGTGTAGTTCGCCATGTAGATCAGGATGCGCTCGTTCCGGTCGCGGAGGAGGCAGAAGATCGTCCAGGCGATCGTGAGCAGCGTCGTCTTGAGGTGGCCGCGGGGAATCGTCGCCCAGCGAAAGAGCCCCGCCGGGCCACGGGTCAGCTCGGTCCCGTCCGGGCACTGCCAGGCGTAGGCGAGGTCGGCGTGCAGGTCGCCTTGCAGGCGATCGAAGCCGAGAATGAACTTGCCGAGGAAGAAGAGATCGCGCATCCCGCGGAGACGACAGTATTGATAGTACTCGTCGGTCGTGAGCGGCCGGCCGCCGGCGGCATGCTCGTCGGCGAGCTGCTGCAAGGCGCGAAGGAGGGCGGTGTCGGGCGAGTCGGGGAGACCCGTGTGCTCGGGCTCGCACCACCAGTTCGGCGGCGGCGTCGGGGGAATCACCAGCCAATTCGACTCCGATTTTCCGATCGACGGATCACCCACGCTGCGCCTCGTAGGCGACCGGGCCGCAGAGCCGCGCGACGCGCTTCGAGACCGTGTGCGCGAGGCTCCCTCGGAGCGGGCTCCGGTTCGAGCGGATGGTCCGCACCTCGCGCCGCCAGCAATCCCGCCCGCAGACGGTACAGCGATGCAGGACCTTCAGGCGCGCGCGCGTCGACGGGAAGAAGTGCCCGTTCCGATCGCGGACGCGACGGGCACGCGAGACCGGACTCACCCCCAGACCTCGAGCATCGCCGTGTCGGTCTGCAGATAGTACCGCACCCCGGAGGCGGTGGTGATCGTCCACAGATACCAGCCCGTCATTGATCGTGCGCCTCGTCGGGGAGGGCGCGGAGCGGGCCGGCGCCCTGCGGGAAGTAGATGCCCCCGAGGATGTAGAGGACACGCGCGTCCTGATCGACCAGGCCGCCGTGATGGATCATGACGCGCTCGTAGTCGGCGCCGTCGAGGATCAGCGTCGCGGGGGCGGGGAGGGTGATCGTCAGGTCCTCGTCGACGGCCCGCATGCCGGCCGGGAGGAGCAGGATCGCGCGCGCCCGCGCGGGGAGCGGGACCGCGGGCCAGGTCACGCGATCGGCCCATCCCAGAAATTGAGCGTGGGCATGTACGGCCCTTCGCGCGTCGCGATGATCTTCCCGCCCGAATACACGTCCCAGCGCACGATCTGCCCCAGGGCGCGATTGACCGTCGCGATGGCTTCGAACGATTCTGGTGTCGGCTTCGCCAGCGGATTGTCGGTCAGGAAGACGTAGGTGGTTC